CACGGCCGAACCGGCCGACCGCATGAGGTCAAAGATCTTGCAGTAGGTGGGTGGCAGCTCGGCCACCCTAAGACGGCCGTCCCACCGGCCGACCACCGCCTGGAGGTTCTTCTGCTCCCAGACGCCGGGGTTTTTGCCGTTCTCGGCCACCCACTCCCCGACGAGCCCGCGGACGGCCTCGTTGTTGGCCAGGTAGATGGTCCCGCTCAGGAGCTCCCTCCCAGACTTTCGGGATCCGCACGGGAAAAGCGCATAATCCCTAAAGCTAAGGCCTAGGTCGGCGTCCAGCGTGTCGAAAAGCGCCGGGTACTGGTGAACGATGGCGTCGGCGTCGACGAAGACAACGGCGCTCGGGCTGCACGCCCTGAGTGTGGAAAGGATGACCTCGGCTTTCATCTGCGTGTTCTTCTGCCAGGACCCCCGCGAGGGAACGGGCCGCGCCGTGTACTTTATCCCGAGCCTGTCGCACGAGGCCGTGAGCTTTTTCACCTCGACCTCGTAGCCGGTGCCGCGAGTGTAGTAGGAAACGAGCACCCAGGGCTTCATTTCTTCACGCCCCCGTGGGTCCGCCTCGTGATGTCCGGCCCGCGGAACCAGGCCGTGTAGATCTCAAGGCATCTGGTGTTCTCTAAGGCCTGGAACTTGTGCCAGACCCCGACCGGCACGATCGTCTGCTGGCCGGGCCCCAGCACCGTGACGTCCGGCTTCTCCCCCTCCGTAGAGCCCGGCCACTGGAAGATCTCAAGCGCCCCGGATATGACGTAGAAGACGTTCGTCTTCTGCGCGTGTTGGTGCTCGGAGCAAAAGCCCCCCTTGGCTATCCACAACGAATTGACCGACAAGACTCCGTTGTTGAAAACTTCCTCCGTCTCACCCCAGACCTTCCCCTGCTTTGGCATCCTACACCTCCACCGCTGCGGGCTTGATTATACGCCACCCATCCACCACCGCGGCCGCTTCCGGGTCCAAGGTCTGGGCCGCGTCCTCCCCGTGCTCCAGGACCTCGTCCACGGTGGAGAACGGGAAGCACCGCACGGCCGAGTGCGGATTGAGGTTGACGACTTTAGTGCTGGTGCGCCTGATGAAGCGGCACAGCCTCTCGAAGTCCGTCTTGAACGAACGGTAGGCGGCCTGAGACATCGGCCGCTTCGAGTAGCCGTCATGGTAGTGCGACAGCTTCCGCCCGTCGTCTATCTTGCAGTCTATACCGAGAAGGTAGATCGGGTTGGCCTTGAGGATGAACGCCAGCCCCACCGCCCCGACCCCCGAATTGTTTCCGTGATAGATGCCCATCCTCAGGGAATTGGACAGGCCGACCCGGCCCAGGGACCGCACCGAGTAGACGTCACCGTACTCCCTTCCGAGTATGTTTAGAAAGACCTTGTACCCTCCGAAGGCCTGCCACGCCTCGAACGACCCCGGGAACAGGCTGCCCTCGTGGGCCCACTTGTAGAAGCCGTTGTCCATGAAATAGAGCACGTCGGCAAACGGCGCTTCCCTGTACGCCTTGTTGATGGCGATGACGCGCCCGGCCCCGCGCAGCCTCTCAAAGTCGAAGCCGCGGAGGCTCGGCCCGCCGCCTATGATGAAGCACCGCTCCCCCCTCCACGCCCCATCCGACACGACCTCGTAGAGAGGGTTGTGAGGATGCTGTGAACGGTACTGCCTGCGACGGGCCTGCTCCATCAGGGCGGCCCGCTCCCGGTACGTGCCCCGCACCCTCCTGTCCTGCGTGGTCAGCATGTCTCTCTTCCGGTAAGAAAAGGGGCCGGGTCCCTCCGCGGCCCGGCCCCCTCGTTCCTATCTTGGATCAGTCTCCCGTCATTCCTCTGGAACTAAAATCCTGCCGTCGGGAGAGGTCGGGCAGGACCCGCTCGTGGCCGTAAACTCGATGCACTCGATCTGGTCGAGGTCGCCGAGACACCCGCCATACCGCATCCAACCGGCCACTGTGTCGGTAAAGCTCAGGATGTCAAAGTCATCGAAGAGCGTAAGGTCCATGCGGTATCCCGCCTTGATCTTTCGCTTCGGCAGGATGACCATCACCCGGTTGGCGTTGGTCAGCATCATGGACGTGATCTGGGTGAAGCTGTAGTCGATGACCTTTTCCGCGTCACCGAAGGCCTGGTTGCGGACGCCCAGGGCCATGCGCACGCGGCCGCGGAGCTGGAGCGGGGTGAGAACGATAAACTGGGTGGTCTGCGGGTTCAGCCCGTAGCCCTTGTTGGCGCAGTTCAGCAGGATCTGCTGGGCCGCGTAGTTGATGGAGTTCGCGATGGAAAGAGCGTCGGCGTGGCAGTCGGAGCAGTCCGCGGGAACGGCCGCGCAACACCCCTTGAGGTCGGCCGCGGCTTCGAGCAGGCTGTAGTAGACGCCCGCCCTGGTTGCGTAGGGCTTGTTCCGGAACTCGATCGCGTTGTCCTCGATCGTCCAGTACTCCTGGTCGTCAAAAAGCCCCCGGAACCAGCCGAGAGCGCCACCGTAGTAGGCGAAGTAGCAGCGCTCCTTGGTCCCAGAGGCCTGGTAGACCTTGATCTTCTCGCCGGGCTTGACCTGGCTGAAGATGAGCCCACTCTGGACGTCGGAGACGTCGAAGCCGGAGGCCTTGCTCCCGGAAAAGTCCTTGACGTCAAAGATCTGCTCGTACCCGTTGTCGAAGTCGGTGGCGAGGTGGAACTTCTCGATGACCTGGATTGCGTTCTCGTAGGTCGGGAAGTCCGAGGGTAGCGTGAACATCTGGAGCTGGGCCTTGTGAAGGTCGGCGTGGTCCTTGACGAACTCCTGCACCTTGGCGAACCGCTGCGCAACGAACGCGTTGGGCAGCGCACAGAAGTACTGCAGAGCCCCGGCCAACATGCGCCGCTGCTCGTCGTCCCGGTGATCGAAGTCCTGCCAGTTGAGGTTGAAGATTCTGCTTCTCATGGTTCATCCCCCGCTCAGAGAGCGGCCTCCACCTCGGCGTGATCGCCCTTGAGGTCGATCTCGACCCTCAGGTCCGCGGCCACCGCTGGCTCGGTTGCGATGCCGATCCAGTAGTAGCCTGAGGTTGCGGCCGGGGTTACCAACCTCGTGGTCGGGTCCCAATAGACCCGCATCCCCGGGAGGAAGATGTCGGTCGATTCGATCATCTTCGGGACCATGATCTTCTCGGCGTGGTAGATCAGGACGGCTTCGTCACCGAAGTCGGCCGACTCCAGCACCGCGCCCACCGTGTCCTCAACGAGGTAGAGCGGTGTGCGCCGGACACCGGCCACGTCGTGGTCGGCGGCATCCTTGATGCCGTCCATACCGGCCGAGACGTCACACGTGAATTTCAGGGACCGCCAGTCCCCCATCGGGGTCGCGGTCCGCAAAGCGTCGGGCATTTTATCCTTTCTCCTTAATTAGCTATTTCCGCATCGTCCCCCGCTTAGCCTGCCTTGATGAAGGGGTTCTTGGCCGGGTTCACGTACTTGTCCTCCCCGCCGCCCCCCTCATTCTTCCCGGGCTCGTTGCCGGATCCCTTCTCCTCCTTACCGTTACCGCCGCCCTCGCCGACGCCGAACACCTTGGCGTCCTTGGCGTACTGGTCGAGCTTGGCGTCCAGGTAAGCGTTGAGCTCCTTTTCCATCTTCTCGGGATCCTGCACGGTGAAGCCGGGAAGCCGGGCCTCGATGTACGCCACCTGCTTCTCGTCCAGCTTCCTGGACTCCTTCTGCTTGGCGAACAGCGACCCGACCTGAGACTTCGCGGACTCCAGGGTGAGAGTGCGGATCTTCTCGTCCCTGGTCTTCAGTTCCTGCAAGCTGTCCTTCAGCTTGCGCTCAAGCTCTGCCTTGGCGTCCGACAGCTCCTCGTACTTGCGCATGTCGTACCCGGTGGCGTTTCTGACCTTCTCCTTCGTCTGCTCCTTGACGACGGGATCGGCGGACAGCACGTCGGCGTCGAACACGTCCGACGGCCGGAGCTTGCCCTCCTGGATGGCCTGCCTGATCTCCTCCAGGGTCATGTTGTTCCCTCCTTGATCTGCGTTTCTAGCGAAAGCCTGGAGCTGTCCCAGGAGCGTGGCCCCCGGGAAGCCCGGCGTCTCTACCTTTGAATTGCCCAGGGCGATGGCGGTAACGCCCCCGACGTCGGCAACGTACAGCCCGCCCCTCCCCTCCTCAAGATCCACGCTGGCCTCGATGGACGCAACGTCAAGCGGCAGGTTGCGGTAGGAAGGGTAGATGTAGCAGGCAACCACCGAAGACAGCCTGTCCTTGATCTCAAGCAGACGCTTCCCGACAACCTCCCCAATGGGAACCCTTCCCTCGGTTTCGTTCGTCTCCGCGTGCCCGTGGAAAAGCTGCAGCCCCGCGGAAATCTTTCCGTGGAGCTTCTGCACGGCCGACTTGAACCACTGCTTGACGATGTTACCCACCCCGACCAGGTACCCACCGGCCTCGCCCTCGTGGCCGACCACGAAGGCCTTGAACATGGGCTTCGGGTCGCGGCGCTTGATCTCGGCCAGGCGCTCCCCGGGGATCATGTCCAGGATCTCCGAAGAGGCCATACACCGGAGAGTGGCCCGTATCCTCATCACTTTTTCCTTTTTCTCGACTCTGCGACCAGGGCGGGCTTGGTCACCGGACCGATCTTGGCCGCAACGGCCCGCCTCTCCGCGGCCGCACGGGCCCGCTTGTCCGCCCGCTTCTTTTCCTCAAGGTCGATCGTGGTAAGCATGCCGGACACTTTACGCGTCGGCCGCTTGTCCACGTCCGGCATCTTCCGGGCCACGTCCGGGAACTCCCTCGGCTTGATGTTGTTGGTCGTCAGCACCCGGAGCTTCTCGGGCTCGACGTCCGGGCCAGCGACCGCCGGTTGCACTCTGTTTGTCGATATCATTTCATCCCTCCGTCCTTATCATGGGATTTCTCTTCGGGTCAACATACCTCATCTCCTTGGTGTGGTGGGCGTAGCGGGCCGCCATGGCCTTTTTCGCCCCCTCCTCCGTGTCGGAGCAGATGCGCTGCCCAGTCTCCTTGTTCCGGAAGCACCACCGGCGCTTCCCGTCGACCATCTCCGGCTTTATCGGCGTATACGGCATGACCTCACCCCCTGACCCTTCCGAATATCTCGTGGAAAAGGTTGCTGATCCTGTGCACGGCCACCGGGACGAGAAGCCACCAGCCGCCCAGGGCCACCAGCGCCCAGGCCCCGGCCGCCACCCAAAAGCTAAGGCACCAGCCGCAGGAAAAGAGCGGAAACTCAGTCTCCCGCAGCCACCCGAAGAGCTCCGAGTGCATGAGGATCTCGACCACGGCCTCGGTGGCAACGGCCGCGAGCAACACCATCCCAACCGTCGTCATTTGACGGCCTCCTGGTAGCCGCAGTGCTGGCACTTCACCACGAAGCGGTACCCCAGCCTCTTCCTCTCGGCGCAGCAGGTCCGCCTCTGCCTTAGTCCGACCCGCTTGCACCTCGGGCACGGGCGCTTTATCAACGACCCGGCGGCCACGCTTCCTCCTTCTCCTTACCATTCCCGTTCCCGCCCAGGGCGGCTTCCTCCTTCAGCCTCTCAAGCTCGGTAGCGGCCTTGGCTTCCTCCTCCTCGTCCCGCTGCTGCTTGCGCTCGGCCTCGGCTTCCATGTCCACTCCCGGGATCTGCGAGGCCACAAACTCCTTGGAAACGATGCCACCGGCCGCGGCCGGGATGAGCACCTTCTCGATGTGGTCCCAGTGTTCCTGCGTCATCTCCGGTATGCCGACGCTTATCCTCTTCGGGTTGAGCTGCTTCTCCACGCTCCGCTGCGACAGCCCGGCCTCCTGGTTGAAGAGCCGCATGGCCTTCTCCAGGAGCTCGGTGTAGGCCCCTATCCAGGTTTGCCGCTCTTTGGTCGTCGCGGCCATGACCAGCTCGCGGGTGTTCTCCCCGGTGGCCCTGTTCTTGAGAAGGTCCAGCAGCCCCAGGTAGTGTATCGGGATGCCGGTCGTCCCGGAAATGATCTTGATGCACATCTCTATTTCGGACAGCAGCATCTGAAGACCGGCCGCGTCCGGGCTCTTGTAGCTGAACATGCCGGTGTGGATGAAGAGCTTTCCTATCTTCCAGTTCGCGCTGCTTATCTTGGCCTCAAGCTTCTTGACGGACTCCGCGTCGTCCATCTGGAAGTCCGGCGTCGGGGAAGCGAAGAGGTGGTTTATTTTGCGAAGGTCGGTCAGGGCCCTGTCCAGCCTGTCCACCTGGGTGAGGCACTTCATGATCTTGGGCTGGGCGTCGTCCGGGTCGTAGATGCGCCCCCCGAACTTCTTGTAGACGAACCTGTCCTCCTCGTAAAACCCCGCGGGAGCCGTCCCCTGGGCGTCCCACGTGATCTTCTTGTACCACAGGTAGTCTTTTGGGTCCGTCTCCACCTTGTACTTCTTCTCGCTCCACGGGATGAACCTCACGGAGACCATGCCGGGCCAGCGCTTCTTCCGCTCCGGGTCGTCGTCGTAGGCCTTCTCATCGTAGAAGATGTTCAGCGCAACCTTCCCCTCTATCTCGGCTTCCTTGACTATCTCCTGGGCCATCTCCGCGTCGAGGCCGTTGTAGGACATAAAGTCCTTCACCCAGTCCATCTCGTTCTGGGCCTCGGACTTTGACTCGGTGGTCGGTGAAACCTGCACGCCCTCGCCCAGGATGAACGCCGACCTTAAGTCGATGATGGCCCCGGTCTGCGTGCACCCCCAGTCATCAATGTTGCAGTACTTGTCAGAAATGGCCTGGACGGCCTCGGCGTAGTCCTGGTAGTCGTTCCCCTTGTACGTCCTCTCCACCTCCTGGAGGGACAGAATGTCCTTGACCAGCAGCTCCTGGACCTCCCGATAGCGGCCGACCTCGCCCTCAAGCTCGGAGACGCGCCTGGCCATCTCCTGCAGCTGCGCCCTCTTCATCGGTGGGAATATTCTCATCTTTTAGTCCTCAATCCGGTGAGACGTCCCTTTCTACGATCACGGCTTCGGCCTCTCCCCCCTGCCTCAGGTGCGTTGAAATGGCCCCGCGCACGGCGTCCATGGCGTGGTCAAAGAACTTCTCGGGCTCGGGCAGCTCGTTCCCGTTCTTGTCCGTGCGCCATTTGTACCGGCCGACTTCCTTGATTATGTTCTCGGACCCGGCCACGACGTGAATCTTCAGGCTCTTGAGAAGGTCGATACCGCTTCTTACCGAGTCCGGCCCCTTGAGCGTGGGCAGGGCGTTGACACCCATGCGATAGATCTCCTCTATGGACTTGGGCTCCGCCGAGTCCCAGTACGACGGCTTGTCCACGTCGATCTCCGGAGAGGCCGCCATGAATGACCCTATATCCTGGTTCGTGAACCCCGTACGGTAGAGCATTTCCTCAAGCCAGAACTCGTCAGCCTTGCGGTAGATCTTCACCAGGGCCGCCGGGTTCACCGAATAGCCGAAGTCACCGCCGTAGAAGACCTCGTCAAAATTCACCTTGGGCAGGCCGACTACGTCCCAGGAGTAGATCCTGCCGCGGGGCATGGCCCACAGCCCGCGAAGGTAGATCAACCGGTACGTTTCGTCCTGGATGGCCTCCAGCTCCTTTGCGTACTCCGACCGGATCTCGGCTATGGGGTTGTCGGCCACGGTCGAGACGTGCACCGTGGCTTCCGGGTCGACGTGGTCGAAAAAGCGCCTCTTTAGCCACGGGGCCAGAGACTCGTCAGGATTGAAGGAGAGAATGATCTGCTTGTACGCCGGGCCGGGCTCGCGAAAGGCTAGGTCCACCTCCAGGAAGTCCCGCTGGGTGAACTCAGTAGCCTCTTCTATCCAGACCCCGGTAAGCCCCTTGATGGATTTTATCTTCTCCGGCTCATCCAGCCCGTCAAAAAGGATCTCATTCGGCTTTCCGTAGGGATTCTTGAAGGCCAACACCCGATCGGTCTTGTTGTAAGAGTATGGCACCGAGTTCCCGTCCAGGACGCGCCGCATGAGCTCGATGACCGACTCCTTGCAGGTTTTTCTTACCTTGCGCAGGATGAGGAAGCGATGGTTCCCCTCCTTCTCGCAGCGGTAGAAGATCTTCCTGGCCGAGAACTCCGACTTCCCGGACCCGCGGCCACCGCAGAGCACGAGGTACCGGCTAGTGTCCTGCAACAGCGGGAAGAAGCTGTCCGATACCAGGATTTCCATGCCCTATTCCTTCGTGTTGATCACTCGAATGGTAAGCTCGGCCGGTTCGCCACCGGCCCCGGTGAGCCTCACCGAGTCACTGTAAAGGCCCAGGTGGCGGGCCAACATCTCCAGCGCCTTGACCTTGTCCCACAGCTTGACGCCTATCTTGCCCGTACCCTTGGCGTCCTTGGTGTCGGTCAGCGTCTCGATCACCCGGCTCGAACCCTCCGGCATCTCGTCAAAAGACTTCATCCTGACCGTCCCGTCGTCAATGTCAACGTGATTCTGCACATCGGAGAAAGCCACCGCAGCGATCTCCGAAAGCACGCGCTCGGCCGTAACCCCCACCGCCTTGGCCCTCGCTTCCTGGGCCCTCCTCACGGCCATCTTCACGGCAGGTTTGGCCAGGAGGATCGAGGCCCTGTTGGCCGCGGTCTTCTTTGCGTATCCGGCACGGATGGCCGCCGCAGACCCGCACAGGTCGACCAGATATTCCTGGACGAAGCGGATCTGTATCGGGGTGAGCCCCTCGTACAACGGGTTTCCGGTGCCGGTCCTGTCAACCATTCTTTTTGTGATCCTTGGCTATGTGATCGAACAACCTGTTCGACGTCTCACCGATCGCCGTGTCGAACCTCTCTCTAGTCTCTGCGCACATGCCCAGCTGCCCGTCCAGCCTCGTCTCCACCCTGGCCAGCACGGTCTGCACCCCCTGCGATGATTGCTCCAGGGCGTCCAGTTTGGCGTTGGTGTTCTTGGTAGCTTCCTTAATGTCCTTTAGTTGAACAGCCCCGTTGGGACGCTTCCTATCGAAGATGATCTTCAGCCATACTGCCATATTTGACACGGCGGCCATGGCTACCGCCCAGCCCGTTAGTGAATCATTCAATCAGATTCCTCCTAATATGAGCCCCAGGCAGAAGGACAGCGGCGGCCCCCATTTCCCGACAGCGGCCCACGCTCTGGACCTCCCGTACTTCCTCTCCAGGTCGAGCCTAAGCCCGTCACCCTGGGCCCTCAGTGCGTGTTCATCGTTGTATTGCCTCTCCCAGATGGCGCTCTTGGCTAGCGCTTCCTGGAAGCTTTTGTAGTTAGCCGCGGCCTCATTCTTGGCCGCCACATATGATTCCGTAAGGTTGAAGATCTGGGCGTCCTTGTTGACCAGGAGAAGGTCATAGCCTTCTATCAGGGCCTTGATTTTGGGATTTGCGTCGATGACCGGCTGTAGTTCTGTCTTCAGGGCCTCATTGTCGGCGGCCAGCTCTGCCCCGTTCGACCGTAGCCGCCTGTTTTCCTCCCTAAGCTTGGTCTGCCCCTCCACGGCCGCCTGCTTGTCAGCCTGGGATGAGGCTATGGCCGCATCAAGGCGCACCACCTCTGCCAGGGCGCTCTCTACTTTAGAATCCCGCTCCTTGACGGCCTCGTCGTAGGCAGCCCTCCTGACCCAATACCTCTCGTCAGGCCCGCCGCAATATCTTAGGCAGAGTATGGCTATCACGGCCAGGGAAGCCAACAGACCAATCGTCTTTGCGTCAAACTTCATGATATTCGACCACCCCAAGCAGCCGGTTCAGGACGGCGTTGTGTACCAGGGTCGAGATGAAGCGCCTGTTCTCATCCTTCAAGAGGTAGTCCAGGTCGTCAGGGTTCGTGACGAAGCCGAACTCGACTAACACGGCCGGGGCCTTCGTGTTCCTGAGAATGTAAAAGTCGGATTCCTTGTCCGGATCGCCGTCGTCGTAGTCACCCCGGCCAGGGTACGGAAGGCCAACGTCAAGGGCCGCGTAGATGTAGGTGGCTAGCCAATCGGCCTCTGTTTGCCCCCTGGTCGTCCAGACCTCGAAACCACGGGCCTGTGGGGAAGCGCAGGCATTACAGTGGAAGGACAGCACGGCGTCTGGCTGGAGGGCGTTGGCCCGGGCTGCACGCTCGGCCAGGGACAGAAAAACGTCCTTTGTCCTCAGCAGCACGGCGTCGAAGGTTCCCCCATACAGGGCAGCGTCAAGGAAGTGACCGGCCAGGGACAGATTGAGGTCCGACTCCCGGGCTCCCCCAAAGCCGACGGCCCCCGGGTCCGCGCCCCCGTGCCCAGGATCTACAATGACGAGAGGTTTTTTCGTCGGCATTTTCTTTGCTCCTTTGATTCTACCACGTAGCGCCGCCCCCTGTCAAGTCTTACTACTTGTGTGTATCCCTTCGACCGTGGTATACTGTGTGCGTACTCGTAGCGATATGTAGAAAGGATGGCTACGGAAAGGAGAGCGTCATGACGAAGAAGCGAATCAAGAGCCCGGGCGGCAGGCAATATGTGCTTGCGATAAGGCTCACGGAGGAGGAGAGGGACAAGCTCAGGAGGGTTTCCAGGGAGCGCTTCATCAACGTCTCCGGTCTTGCCCGCAAGCTGCTTTTTGACAACCTGAAGGACATTGTCTAGTGTCCTCCAGGGCCGCGTCTGCCCGGGGCGGTGTGCACCGCCCTTCCCCCCAAAGGGGGGAAAGGGACGGAGTGCACGCACGCCCCCTGTGGGCACGTTTCCTGCACCGTGCACTACCGGTGCACGCCCTCTTCCCCCTAGAAAGAGCCCGGCGTGCACCGAGCGTGCATACTCAGTGCACGCAACTTCACCTAGGTACTGATACCTACTCTTAGGAGCCCTCACTCGTCCCTCCTGTAGTACCCCTGCTTGTCCTTCTCAAGCCCCATGCGTCGGGCCACCTTGCTTACTGCGGACGGCGAGCACCCGGCGGCCTCTGCGATCTGACGCGTGGACGCGCCGCCGCCGCTAAGGATGATTTCCTCGATGCGCTCCGTCACGGACGCAGCGCAGTTTTCGTCGATGCGGGCGTGGAAGCCGAAGTCAGAGATCTCGAACTTTATTTTTATTCGCTTAGGGCTCTCCGCGTCCTTGAAGTGGCGAAGGACGACGTTTCCCTTGTCGTCCCCCTTGGGCATGCGCCAGCCGAACTCAAGCCAGGCGTTGAGGAATTGGGACCCCCAGATGGCCTCCCTGCCCTCGGACGTTGCCCCGGCCACGGTGGTGTGGTGAGCCACCACGAAGGAGCACCGGTGGCGGTCCCGCATGAGCTTGAGTGCGACCATGCGCTGGGCCCCCTCGGCCATGTAGTCCTTGGTGTCGGCCGCAGTGTATAACGGATCTACGATAACGACCCTGGGACGGAGCTCCGCCACCTTAGCTTCGAGCCTCGCCACTACGGCCGCGTCGGAGAAGTTGAGCTGTCGGTCGGTGTACCAGTGAACGCGAAGACTGTCAAAGTCCTCGACGTACCGGCAGTCGAGCTCGAAGCGGGCGTCCGGGCCGGACCCAGACTCAGCGGGTGGCTGCTGCGGGAACATGCGGCCCAGGCGTCCCTGGAGCATGCCCCAGGGATCCTCCTGCTGTATGAAAAGGACCGGGCCCGGGTGAACTACAGGGTACTTCCCTAGGAACGGCCGCCCGGTAGACACCGAGTAGGCAAGGGCGGCCAGCATCCACGTCTTGAAGTTGCCCGGCGGGGCTACCAGGAGCCCGCAGGACGCGTCCGGCAGCCACTCGTGGACGGCCCAGCGAGTCTCGTCCTCACCGTACCTTCTCAGCATCTCCCGCTGGGTAAGGACCGTGAACGCACGGGCCGTCTCCCGCTGCGTGCGGGCGGCCTCGCGGTTAGAGATGGAGTGCACGATCTTTTCCACCTGGGCCGGGGGCAGCGGCGGCTTGCACCTGGACGCGTTCACGTAGAGAAGCGTGTCCAGCACCTCCGCGATCGGGATCCCGGCCCTGAAGAGCCTACCGGCCCGACGCGTGAGCTCCTGATCTCTCTCACCCTCGGCAATGTTCGCAGCCCAGTCCTCGGCCCTTACGGGGCCCCTCCCAGGCCTTGAGGAATGGAGCTCCTGGAGAAGCCGCGCCGGTGCCGCGGACACGTCCGCCTCGTTCTCCCAGCGGTAGGCCTTTCCGGAGGCGTGCGGGCTCGGCGGGAGCACGGCGAAGCCGCCGTCACCGCGGCAGTCTAGCCCGGGCTTGAACCTCACCGCGCAGGGCACGTGCCCGCCCGGGTGCTTAAGGTAGAAGTGTCTGCCCCCGCCGCCCGTCCTTGCGGTGAGCGTCGGGCCCTGGATGAGCGCCGCGGCCGAGCGCTCTCCCTCCTCGCCGTCGGCGTCGACGACGACCACGCCGGACACGGAGCCCGTGACGACCCCGACTCCCGAGTCCGGCCAGCGCGTCCACCATTCACGGACCTCCCCCTCCGTGGGCGTCCTGCGCTGATATTCCTCCCAGCGCCCGACTATCGGGCGCTTTCCGGACCCGGTTGGGAGCACGCTCCAGCCGCGGTGAAGGTACCGCAACGCGGCTTCGAGCATTGTCCCGGCCGCCTTCGGCCTGGGTAGGCTGGGGCCGCTCTGCACGGCCTCACCGGACCCCTTCCCCGGCCTCGGACAGCGGGGAGCCGCACACCGGACAGTGACCGGCTCGGGTCAGGGGCCGGAGAACGATACCGGCCCCGTCCGTGTAGACGCCCACCCCGGCACCGGGCTCGAGCCCGAGCTTGTGCCTGACCTCGGCCGGAATGACGACCCTGCCCATGGCCCCCATAGGCTTCACCGTGATCAGCTGCATGGACCTTTTCTTCCTCATGCCGCCTCCATGGTGGCGTCGATGTCGTACACCTCGACGCGCACCTCCGGCCGGTCAAGATGCCGCTTCATGATCCCGAAGCTTACCACCTGATCTACCCTTTTATAGGCCGTGCCCTCAAGCACGGCGGCCAGGCAGAAGAACAGCTGCGACAGGTCAATCGTCTGCACTGATTCCCTGTAGCCCTCAGTCTGTAGCGCCGTCCAGTCACCCATCGTCACTCTCGGCGGCATGCCAGGGTGCACGGCCACGCGAACCTTGACCGGCCTGTCCGTGGGCTCAAGGTCAGGGTACTTCTCCCGAAGGGCCGCTGCGATCCGTACCGAGGTCTGCACGGAGTCCATCCCGGGATCGCCCGGTACGACAACCTCCACCCTCTCGTAGATCATACTCCCCTCCAGATGTTGTCGTGCTCGCCCTGCCCGGTGCGGATGAGAATAACCGGCACCGAGATTGTCTCCTCGATCGCTCCGACGAGCGCCCGCGTGTCCGGATGCAGGTCGTTCCAGTTGGTCACCCTGTAGTTGCCGCGCCGGTGGTAGTCGGCGAAGGTAAGCGCCAGGGCGTCGTAGCAGTTGAGCGCGTGGGAGTGGACGAGCTCCTCAAGGGAAAAGTCGAACAGCCGCTCCTCCTCGGCCCGGTCGGGCTTGAGCGACGCCTTCCACCGCGTGGTGTCCCCCTGCAGCCGCTTGTGATGGGGAAGGCGAAGCGCCGTCCTCTCCTCGACCTCGTCGAAAGAGATCTCGCGTCCGGCCGCGGGCCCTGACGGACCGGGCACGCGCATGAGCACCATCCTGAACACGCCGAAGATCTTTCTTATCCTCCGGTGCCCGATGCCGAACTCACCGGCTATCGCGGGCACGGTTACGTCCTTGGCCGTGCAGTACGGGTAGTGCCCGTGGTTGAGGGACAGCAGCGCACCCTGGGAGCCCTCGACGAGCCCCGGCCCGGGGTTCTCGTCCACCCACCCTGAGGCCGGGCGGAGGTTCGATCCCAGCCAGGAGCGCAGGTCCTCGGAGTCCCCGATGAGCTTCGTCTCCGGCCGCCTGCGCACCTTCTCCGCGATCGCCGCCCCGACGCCCCAGCCGGTCGTGCCGCGGGCCGTCCCTACGCCCAGGTTCTCGACGGCGTGCTCCGGCCTCAACCACATGGCGTGGGGATCGACCACGATCCTGTCCGCGGGCACGCCCAGGTGGGTAGCCTCGCGGACCAGGTGCTCCGGGATGAAACAGTGACCGGCCCCGAGCACGGCCGTGATGGCGGGCCTGTAGGCCGACGCCGAGGGAAGCACCCTGGCGCAGAAGTCGCACGCGCCGTGAATGAACCTGTGCTCGGCGTTCTGGGCCCCGACCCTCCCCGTCCAGCGGTAGGGCTCGTCCGAGGCCTCGGCTTTGTCGGCAAGGAGCTTCGCCACCATGCCCTTCCCCTCGTCCCCGTACTGTCCGCCCACCACGAAATCGATGTCTCTTCGCTCTTTCATGTCGTCTTGCTCCTCTCTTTTTAAATTCTTATGCATCAGCCCGTCACCCGGTCCAGAATCCAGACCAGCTGCGTCGGGCCGGAGTGCTCGTTGTCCCACACGAACCAACAGTGGGAGAATGATCCCCTTTTTAGCGTCCCGTCTCCCTCGTAGTACGGAAGCGGCAGGGCGAACACGTAAACCCTGGCCGGGGGAAACCTCTCCATGAGCCTCCCCCGCCCTATTCCCCGCAGGTAGTCCATCTTGAGCAACATGGCCACCTTCCATGGAGCTATCAGACACGCCCTCTCTATAAACTCATTGGCTAGCGTGAAGGGCGGATTCGTAATGATGTTCGTGAATGGCTCCGCCGGGATGTGCAGGAGAAAGTCCACGCCGGACCGCCCGTACCCGTGGTCGTACTTGTCCGTGGAGACAACGCCAAGCCCCGCCTCAAGCAGGACCTCGGAAATCTTTCCGGACCCGCACGCGGGCTCCCATACGGTGCCCTCAAACTTCTCCCTGGCCAGGAGGGACCGTACGGCCCCGGGTGGGGTCTGTATAAACTCCACCCCATCCGCGGCTCTGCTCCTGTAGCGATTTATGTTGTACCCGGCCGGTCCGTCCTTTCTCTGCTTTAGTCCTCCCATCGTTCCTCCTCTCTTTCTAGTGTACCGGAGGGGAGGCCCGCCCTCCCCGTTCCCGGATTTAGCTTGTGTGACCGGCGGGCGGTCACGAAACGCCCATTCTAGCACGGCCTGACAGAGGCTGTCAAGTGGGCAGCTTCGGGATCACGGCGTGCACGCCGTCGAACCCGATCGGGGCCATCCGTCCGTCACCCCAGGACAGCCCAGCCTTGCCCTCGGCCACCACGGGCACGTCGAACCCGAAGTCCTCCATAAGGCCCTTGATCCTACCGGCCGTCTCCGCCGCGGCACCGATCGGGACCTCGAACAGGACCTCGTCGTGGACCTGGAGCACTTGGTGGGCGTCCGTCCCCCGCAGCTCCTCGTGAAGGCGGGTGATCGCCAGCCGCATCATCTCGGCCACGCCGCCCTGGATGAGGTTGGACATCGCCTTGTGCGTCTCGTCCTCCTCCCTGTAGTGGCGCAGCCTGCCCGTCCACATCGGTATCCGCCGGTTCCTTTCGGCCATGCGCTGGGCGGCGTTATAGAGCTTGCGGATGCCCGGGATCGTCGCATGGTAGCGGTCCAGGATTCTCCTCGACTCGGTTACGGGCACCTTGAGCTCTCCGGCCAGCCCCTGGGCCCCGATGCCGAAGACGATGCCGAAGTTTACCCGCTTGGCCGCGTCCCTCGGTATCCCCAGCATGGCCGACGTCTCGCCGTGGATGTCCCTGCCCTTCCTGAACGCATCCACCAGGAAGGGGTCCTTGGTGTAGTGGGCCAGGACGCGAAGCTCGGTCTGCGACCAGTCCCATGACTGGAGCATGTAACCGGGCGGGGCTATTACGAGGTCCCGGACGCGGTAAAGGCTCTTTCCCTTTGGCAACGCCTGTAGGTTTGGGCTCGTGCAGCTCAGACGGCCGGACACGGTACCGGTCTGGTTAAGGTTGGGATGTATCCTGTGCCCGCCGTCCATTAGCTCCAGGAAGGCCGCGTAGAAGGTCGACGCTGCCTTGCCCCAGGACCGGCACTCGACAAGCATCCTGGCTATCGGGTGCTCCGACGCCGCCAGCGCCGCCTTGTCCGTATGGTGCTGCCCCAGGATTCGGCGCAGCTGCGGCACCGAGGCCGGGTTGAAGTCGTGCCCTACCTCCCTCCGCATCCTGGCATTGAGCTCCTCCTGCCTTTTCCTCGCGAACTCCAGGTTGGCCCGGCACGCGTCCGGGTCGATGAGCACTCCCCGGCGCTCCATGGCCGTCACCGCCACCGAGTATTCGTTGACCCCCTCCCAGAGCTCCTCCAGGCCCTGACGATCCAGCTCCCCGGCGTAGTGGCGGGCCAGCCGCCACGTAAGCTCGACGTCCTTCTCTGCGTACGGGGCCGCTTCCTCCGGGCCCAGTTTGCGTATCCCGCTCTTGTCCTTGGCCCCCTTTTCCTTGAGCGCCGCCAGCAGCCTCTTCTCCTCGTCGGCCGCCCCGGGGTCCACGTACTTTGCCGCCAGCCGCTTCAGGGAGAAGCTCAGCTCGTGCTCCTTGCCGCGGTGGGCAGCCAGCATGACGTCCATGGGCTGGTCCCGGACGGTGACGCCCCCGCCCTCGGTGAAGTGCGTGTCGAACTTGAGGTTGAACCCGACCAGCGTGCGCCCCGGTCGCGAGATCTCGCGGCACAGC